GCTCGGCACCGATCCGGCCGCAGCCATTATCGGCATGTTCCATTCGGTTCCGTCCATCGTGGCGCAGAATGGCGTTTGGCTGATGAACCGCACCACGCTTGGCGCGCTTCGCGTCCTGAAGGACGCCACCGGCCGCTTCATCATGCTCGACCCGATTACGGCCGGCGCCCCTGTCACGCTGCTTGGCCGGCCGGTTGTGGAAATGGTGGACATGCCCAACGTGGCAGCGAACACCTATCCGATCATGTTCGGCGATCTGTCCGGCTACCGGATCATTGATCGCGTCGGCCTGTCGGTTCTTCGCGATCCCTATTCGCAGGCGACGAAGGGCACCGTCCGCTTCCATGCCCGCAAGCGTGTCGGTGGCGACGTGACCAACCCCGACCGCTTCGTCAAGCTGAAGGTCGCGGCCTAACCCATGACCGCAGCGGCCCGCCTCGACGAGATCACGCTTGCGCACGGTGGCAGCACCGTGCGCTTGCGCCCTTGCTTGCGGGCCGCTTCCTATTTCGCCCGCGAGGGCTTCGCCGACCTTCCCCGGCGCATTGCCGATTTCCATCTCGGCACCATCCGCAACCTGATCGACGCCACGGCCACGGATAGGCAGGAGGCCCGCGCCTTCCTCGCCGCCCTCGACGCCGCGCCCGTGAAGGGCGTTGCCGGCGCCATCACCGCCCCGCTTCTCGCCCTGATCGCTGGCTTCATCCCGGCACCCGACGAGGATGCCAAGCCCGCCAAGGGCGGCAAGCCCATGCCGTGGCCGGCCGTCTATCGGGAGCTTTTCCGCACGGCGACCGGCTGGCTCGGCTGGACGCCCGAAGCCGCATGGCAGGCCACACCCACCGAGATCAACGAAGCCTTCGCCGGCCATATCGCCAAGCTGAAGGCCATCCATGGCGCCCCTGAAAAGGAAGCCGACAAGCAACCCAACATCTACAGCGCCGAACAGCTTAGGCAGATCGACGAGGAGGGGCTTGATCCCGAGTTCGATCGCGAAGGGCTTCAGCGCCTCAAGGCCAAGATCGCGAGGAAGCGCTGATGCCCCGTCCGCCGCGTCTTTGCTCTTGTGGCCGCATCGTCCCCCATGGTGTTCAGTGCGAATGCCAGCGCCAGGCAACGCGCGAGCGCAACGCCCGTCACGACCGCACCCGCCCGACCGCCGGCAAGCGCGGCTATGATCATGCATGGCGCGCCGCCCGCCTCGACTACCTTGCCGGCCATCCCTATTGCGCCATGTGCGGCAACCCGGCGTCCACCGTCGATCACATCGTTCCCCACCGTGGCGACCGCGCCCTGTTCTGGAACCCGGCCAACTGGCAACCCCTTTGCGCCCGCTGCCACAACAGCGTGAAGCAGCGGCAGGAGCGCACCCGATGACCCCGACCGAACGCGCCCGATTGATCGACCGGCAGGAATTCGAGGCTGATTGCGCTGCCGCCCGGCGCCGTGCTTACGAACATCTCAAGACCTTGGCATCGGGCAAGGATGAGCGCGCCTGCGACCAGCGCGTTCAGGATTGGCTTAGCAGGCCCTTGGAGCCATCGCCCTTCAGACCGCAATCCGCACCGCGCCCCGCGAGCGAGCCGAAGAAGCCCAGACCGAGACGTCGCCCGTCCAAGACTTACACCGCCGACGGAATGACGCTCACCCCTCGCCAATGGGCCGAACGGCTCGGCATCAGCGTCAACAACCTTCACCAGCAGTTTTACAGGCACAGCAACTTTCAAGCCGTTGTCGACCGCTACAAAGAGAAAGAACGCACCCGATGACACGGCAACGACTCTACGAGTTTCGAGGCAGACGCTACCTGCTCAACGAGCTTGCCGAACTGTCCGGCGTCGAGAGCAGCACCATTCGCGCCCGCCTGGGCAACGGCTGGTCCCTCGAACAGGCGGTTTGCATCCCGTCCATCGAGCAGCGCCGGGCGGGGGTGGTCATGAACTTTCTGCCCTTTGAGGGGACCGGCGCGGGGAGCACCGCGCAAGAGACCTCCTAAATAACTTTTTACAAAGGCAACAACCGTTGAGTATTGTTCCCGTCACCCTCGCCAAGGCCCATATGAACATCGTTGGAAACGACGATGACGAGTTGATTTCGCTCTACATCGGCGCGGCTGTAACTTGGCTCGGCAATTACATCGGCAAGCAGCTTTCCACGTTCGACGTTCTGCCGGATGACCTGAAGCTCGCCGTTCTGAAGCTGGTTGCCTTCTACTACGAGAACCGCGAGGCCGTCGCGTTCGGCGTTGCCATGAGCATTGCGCCCTTTGGCGTGACCAGCATTGCCGACAGTTACCGGGAACGATGGTTCGGCGAGGGGGCGACCGATGGCGAGTAAGACCGACAACGGCCTTGCCTCGACGCTTGCGGCCTTTGACCGCGTGAGAAAGGCACCGCGCGAAGCCATCATGCCGGTGCTTCTGAAGTCCGGCGAGGAACTGGCATCGGCGCAACGGATGCTTGCCGAGACCTCGCGCGACACCGGCGCCCTGATCGACAGCATTGCCGTAACCCCGCCCGGCCAATCGACGCCGCCCTATAGCCAGCCGGGCGGTTCCCGCGTGGCAGGCGAGACTGAGGTGATCGTCACCGCTGGCAACAGCGATGTCCGCTATGCGCACCTTGTCGAGTTCGGCACGGCGAAGATGGAAGCCCAGCCGTTCTTTTGGCCGGCCCTCCGGCTGCTCCGCAAGCGCCTTCAAAATCGCATCAACCGGGCCGGCAAGAAGGCGGTGAAAGACGCATGGGGAAAATCGTAATGATCGAACCGACCCTTGCCCTTCAGTCCGCTATCCGCGCCGCCCTCATTGCCTCTCCGGCTGTGACCGCCCTTGTCGATCCCGACAGCATTCGCGCCGGCAGCACCCGGCCCGATCGGACGCCTTGCGTTATCGCGGCGAACGGCACGACCGCCTTGCACGGCTTCGACTACACCGCCCAACGGGCAGCGTGGGTTAACCTCGACCTGCATATCTGGACGCTCGACGCCGGTGAGGACGCCGCGAAGGAGATCGCCTTTGCCGTGTCCAACGCGTTGGACACGCGCTTGCAGATCGAGGGCGGCTATTGCGACCACTTCCGCGTCATTGGCGCGTCGTTCCCGCGTGACCCCGATCCGGCATACGGCCATGGCGTGCTGTCGGTTGAGGCCCTTGTTCGGTGGTTCGTCTGATGCAGGCTGGCAAACTCGACCGCACCATTACCCTTCAGCGCAAGGCCGAAACCGTTTCAGCGACGGGCGCAACAGTCACCGCCTGGACGACGCTTGCCACCGTGCGGGCGGAGATCGTCACCGCCTCGACCTCCGAGTTCCTGACCGACTTCGGCGAGGCGGAGAACGACGACAGCACTTTCCGTATCCGCTATCTCGCCGGCATCACCACGGCCGATAGGATCGTCTACGAGGGCAAGGCGTTCAACATTAAGAAGATTGTCGAGATCGGCAGGCGGCGCGGCCTTGAGCTTCGAGCGGTGGCGACCCGATGACACGCGGCCTGAAGCCCTCGACCATCACGCCCGGCACATCGCCGGTAACGGCCATTCCGAAGGCGCCGGCCTATCTGTCGAAGGACGCCAAGGCGGAATGGCGCCGCGTGGCGCCGATTCTGACCGACGAACGCAAGGTGCTGACCGTCGCCGATCTCGCCACCCTTGAGAACTACGTGATCGCCGTGGCGACCATGCGAAAGGCGCACCGCGATCTTGAGGCAACCGGCTTGCTTCTCGCCGGCAAGCGCAATCCGGTGAGCACCATCCTGTTGCAGGCCCAGCAACAGCAGCTTCGCGCCGCTGGTGAGCTTGGCCTGACCCCGGCCGCTCGCTCCCGTGCCGTGATGGCCGGTGGTGACGAGGACGACGAGGATTTCCTTTGAGCGTGCTTGTCATCCGCCCCGAATGGCTTTTTGACGGCTCGCCTATCGAAGACACGTTCGGCGATGGCGAACGTGCCGTTCAATGGCTCCGCAGGAACCGACACCCGAAGAACCCGGCGCCGGGGCATCCATTCCAGTTGGACGAGTGGCAGGAGCGGATCATTCGCGCAATCTTCGGCCCGCGAAACCCTGACGGAACCCGGATCATCAAGAAGGTGGTGATCCAGATGGGGCGCGGCTCCCGCAAGACCGCTCTTGCCGCTGCCATCGTTCTGCTTTGCCTGTTCGGCCCTGAAAAGATTCCCGGCGGGCTTATCCAGTCTGCCGCGTTCGCCCGAAAGCAGGCCCGCGAACTGTTCGAGGAAGTCGCCCTGATCGTTTCGCAGGATCGGCGCTACAACGGCACCGGGCGCGTTCGCGACTACAAGAGCCAAATCTTCAACAACAAGACCCGCACCCGCTATGAAGCGGTGTCGTCCGAGGGCTTGGGGCATCATGGCTCCACGCCCTCAGTCGTTATCGCTGATGAACTTCATGCGTGGACCACCGAGAAGCACCGCGAGCTTTGGCGGGTTCTTTCGTCCGCCCTCGACAAGACCAATAACGGTCTCATGGTGGTTCTGACCACGGCCGGCCGTGGCCAGGAGACGCTTGCCTACAAGGAAGTTGCAGCCGCCCGACGTATCCAGCTTGGCGAGATCGTTGACCCGCACGTATTGCCTGTCGTTTTCGAGTGCTCGGCCGATGCCGATTGGCGCGATGAAGCCATCTGGCATCAGGTTCTTCCCGGCCTGAAGTCTGGTTATCCCTCGTTTCAGGCGTTGCGGGAACGCAAGATCAAGGCTGAATATTCGGTCATTGAGCGGGAAATCCTTCAGCAGCTCTATCTAGGCGTCTGGCAGAACCAGAGCACCAGCCCGTTCGTGGACATGGCCGTCTATGACCGATGCGGCAGTGTGCCGGTGGACTTCGGCGCCTTGGATGGCAAGTCGTGCTTCCTTGGCGTGGACCTGTCGGAAGTGAGCGACCTTACCGCCATCGTGGCCGCGTGGCCGACCGATGACGGCGGCTATATCGTCCGGCCGTGGTATTTCTGTCCGGCCGACAACCTCGCCCTGAAGTCGCGCACCGAAGGCGTGAACTATGAGGAATGGGCGCGGCTCGGATACATCACGCCGACGCCCGGCAAGGTGGTCGATTACGATTTCGTCGAGCAGGAAATCAGGCGCCTTTGCACGACCTACGAGGTTCGCCAGATCGCTTTCGATCCATGGCGGGCGCAGAAGATGCAGCAAAACCTTATGGATAACGGCTTGCCCATTGTCGATTTCCGGCAGGGCTTCATTTCCATGTCGCCGGCTTGCGACGAGATGGAACGCGCCATCGTCACGGGAAAGCTCTACCACTCCGGCCACCCTATTTTGCGATGGAACTTCGACAACGTGGCAGTCGTCCGTGATGCCGCGAACAACCGGAAGTTCGACAAGTCGAAATCCCGCGACAAGATCGACGGCGCCGTTGCCGCTCTCATGGCCGTTCGCTTCGCCGCCCTGAACGACAACCGGCAGTCCTTCCTTGCCATGGACCCCGACGAACTCGACCGGCTTATCGCCGAAGCAGCATAAGGAACCCCGATGGCCCTCGACGAACAGCGCTTGATTGTCTCCCTTGAAGCTCGTCTGTCCAAATACGAAAAGGACATGGCGAAGGCCCGCACCGCGACGAACGACAATTTCAGGCGCATGGAATCCCGCACCAAGCAGTTCGGCGACAATACCGAGAAGGTGCTTGGCCGGAGCTTCGACGGCATCGCGCGGAAGATCGAAAGCGGCTTTGCGCCCTTCCTTCGCGGCGGCGCGGTGTTCGCTGCCGTCGCCGGCACCGCCGTTGCCGTGAAGCAGGTTGCCGACAGCATTGCCGAGGTTGACCGCGAGGCCCGCAAGGCTGGCGTGTCGGCCCAGGTCTGGCAGCGGTGGAGCTACGTTGCCACGGCGACCGGCGCAACCATTGATGGCGTGACCGACGCCCTCAAGGAATTGAACATTCGCGGCGACGAGTTTGCCCGCACCGGAGGGGGCGGCGGGGCGGAATGGTTTACACGGCTCGGCTACAGCGCCGAGGAAGTCGGCCGGAAACTTCAAGACCCGAGCCGTTTCCTCGACGAGCTTGCTGGTAAAATTCAGAAGCTCGACAGCGCCGGCCGGACGCGCGCCCTCGACGAGCTGTTCGGCGGCACCGGCGCCGAGCAGCTTGCGAAGGTGCTTGGCCTGTCGGTGACCGAAATCCAGAAGTTGCGCAACGAGGCCGCGACCTTCACCGATGAACAGATCGAAGCCGCCAAGAAGATTGATGCCGAATGGGATACCATGTGGCGCAACTTTTCCGTTCGCGCCAAGCAGGCGGCTATCGAAGGTGTCGGCGTGGCGCAAAGCGTCCTGTCGGCAATCCGTGGTGAGTGGCTTCCCGGCTACATGAGCGAGGAAGACGCGCGGGCGCTTTATTCATCGGACAGCTATCAGTTGAAGCAGGCCGAACGGCGCCGTTCCAGCCTCGCCGGGCAGCGCGACAGCATCCGCCAGCAGATTGCCGACCTTGAGGCCGGCCCGGACTTCGCCACGCGACCGCAGGAGCTTCGACTTTTGAAGGCTTCGCTTGCGACCCTTGAAGACCAGCTTTCCAAGGTCGAAGCCGAGATCGTCAACCTTTCCGGCGGCAGCAAGGAGTTCCAGGCGGCGCTTTCCGAGCTATCGGCCGCGTCGAAACTTACGGGGAACGCCTTCAGTTCGACCTCGAACACGGCCACGGCTTTTCGCACCGCCCTCGACGAGTTGAAGAAGATCGCGCCGGAGTTGAAGGCCGAACTGGATAGCCTCGGCCAACTCGACGCCATTGACGCCGCGTTCCAGAAGGTGGCCGGTAGCGCCCGCACCATGGGCGAGGTTTT